CGGCCGCAAACATTTATTTTTGAATCTTCAACGATAGGGAATCAATATGTTTTGGTCGACAGCAAACGCACCGCTAGGTGCAATTGGTAAGGATAGCTTGCGCAATAGTCCTTGATAGTCCCTTTCCAAACAGGGATCATGTACATTGCTTTCAATCAATGTATTCAAGAAGTTGTCATTAAGACACAGCTTCAGTATTAATATCTCTGAAATTAGCTTTTAAAGTATGAGGTGCCAAAGTCAGTAAAATTCTGCTATTGAATAGAGGTGTTCTATCATTAATATGAGTTTGATATGAATATGAATTTTCATAATCATCTATTTACTTAATTGTCATATTATCATGAATAAGTCTTTCTCTTCTTTATTCAATATAGTCTTTTACCTAGCTATCACTTTTTACATAAGCTTATAAACCTATTGTGACAGCTTAATGATATTAACTTGTAGTTAAATTAGTTGGTACTGATTTAGTCAGATGGCTACCTAATAAAACTCTTTAAATCTTCCTCTTCATGGTTACTTGTGTATTCATTCTAACTCCATTTCGAGCTAAAAATTCAAAATTGGTGGAAGATTAGTAGAAATCTCTAAATATTTATCCAAGGCCATATTTAGTAGTTTCTTTAGGAGGATCTGTTAATGAAAGTTTCTTCATTGCATCTAATGTATGTTGTACGTCTGACTCCTCCTATATGGTCAAAACATCATCTCCTGCATGCAATTAAATTGGCTTATTTAGATAAAGATTTTAATTATAAATAAGCCTTGTATACTCTTTCATTCTATTAGTATTGCCCCATGTTGTAAATAGAGGACTGCCTGTAAATGTAGTTCCTGTTAATTTTGCACTCATCATCAATTTTTATTTAGTAAAGCCGGGGTAATACATTTTTATGTCTACGGTTAATCTTCTACTGATTACTTTACTATTGTATATTAATTATAAGTCATTCCTATACCCATACACACATCTTTTAAATACTTCTCAACATATTACAAATCAACTGCTTTTATCAAAGTATGATGCTAGTGAGCGTCAAAATTAGATCCATCCCACATCAAAAAAACAGGTTTTTAAAAATGTCTCATGTTTACCCTTTCTTCAATAAATTTAGACAAATCCCCTGTATTTTTACCGTGAATAAACTTCTTATCAACTCTCTTTTAAATCTTTATAAGATTAAAATTAATCCAGCCCAATATGGCTTTTATACTCATATGTGGATTAAATATATTTCTAGGCTTGATATCTTTATGTTTTTTAGAATGAAATTCGTGTGCTTTTTAAATCAAATCATAACTATTAACCAGCCTATGTTCTTTTTAGAAGAATTCATATCCACTTTTGTATAAAGGTTTCTTTTTTGGATCTAATTAATCAAAATATTCATCCCATTAAATGTATTAAAAATCATGGGGTATAGATTTAGAGTCATGGCTCAGTGATTCTTTGACTGAATCTGCTAGTTATTGAACAATTTCTTCATCTGGAAACAACTTTGATGTAGTATGTCTTGCTAATATTCCAAATGCACTATTGACATAATTAACTGCCATAACATTTTATTGAGTCTCTTCTCCTAATCTTTAGATCATCATATCGTTATAATATTCAACCACCTAATTATGCTATATCTTCTTGAGGTATGGAAAGAACTATTAAACAGTTCCATTGAATTTCTTTCCGTTAGGCTTAAACAATTTCAATTCTGTCAAATTTTCATTGGTTTCTATATTGCTATAAAGCTCTGGTATCACTTCTAATTGATTAGCTTAAGTGGTTGCTTATAATCTATTAAGGTTGACTTTATCTTATGCGAACGGATGTCCTTCACCTAATAATCGTTTCCTCCCATAAAATTTGCCCATTTAGTCTAATGGGTTTACTCTGGCCAATTTTACGTTTTTACCTGAGAGATTAGCTTTCTATTATGCCTACTCTTTGCGTTTCTTCACATCAAAATCGTCTATATGCATTACATTCATGACCTTTGACAATTGGACAAGTGGCGATAAAACAGGAATGTTAAGAACAAAATCTAATGTTTTTGACAGTATACTGGTTTTGTGAGTAATTTAAGATTCTAGATCCTATACCATCGTAACATTCTCTATTTGTTTTGTGTTCCAACTTGTTTCTCCTGTTGCTGCTTAATATTCTTTGAACAACAATTCCATTTCTTTTGGACCGTACTATATACCACCTAATTTCCTTATAAAGTCATCTGGATATATGGTATCTTCAGTATCAAGATACGCA